CAGCTCGGCCATCTCCTGGTCGAAGCGGGCCCGGTCCTGCCAGTCCTCCTCTTCGTGAATCGACAGGTGCAGCACCAGACGCGTGGTCGTGTCCACCACGACCTTCACGTAACGATCGTCGAGCTGGTCGGGCAGCAACGACACCCAACCCTCGTACTGGATCAACTTGTAGGGCGTGTAGCGGGAGTCGGTCTCCTGCTCGAGGTGCGTGACCTCGGCGTTCGCGTTGCGCAGCACGGGCTCTGGGTCCGTGTCCCAGTCGGGAGACTTGCGCTCCAGCACATCATCCACGTTCTGCCAGATGCCGCGCATGCGTTGCAGCTCGTGCCGGTAGTAGCGAAGCACCTGCATCTTGTACGGGATGTCGCTGTAGTCTGGCGTGGCCGACGCCATGGAAAAGGGCACCACGAACTCATCCACCGTGAGCACGTCGTGCCGGTTGCGCCTTTCCATGGGGTCGAACTTCGACAGAGCCGTGACGTCGCCGTTGACGATGTAGAACGTCAACGCGCGCATCATTTGCCGGCGAAAATCGACGATTTTGTTCCGAATCTGCCAGTTGCCGTGCTTGGTGAGCACGTCAGCCGTCGCCTCGTCATCCGGCCCGATCGGCGTGAACCCGTAGGTCGTTGACCAGTCGCCAAACAGCTCGCTGGCGATGCGAAACACGAGTCGCGAGCCGTTCTCGAGGAGGATGGGGACGTGGGCGTTCGAGCTATCCTTGAAGGGGAAGTTCTTGGGCGGCAGGTCGCCGGTGAACAGCTTGTAGCTGTGCGCGGCGCGCTCGCGGTACTCCTCGGACGCGTCCCAGGCCGAGTCGAAGTCGCTCAGCACCTGCTCCGCGATTTCCTTGAGGGCCTCGCGTCCCTTCTTGTGCACGACGAAGTCCACGACCATGTTGATCGCGTTCTCGTCGTAGATGAACTCGCCCTCCTCGTCTGCCCCGTCCTCGAGGTCAGGGTCCGACTCGTCGAGTGGCACCTCGAGGATGTCCTCTTCTTCGACAGGCAGCGCCGGCACATTGACGTTCTTCATGGATCAACTCCCGTATCCATAGCGACCACGGCCCTGCGGCACGGAGTGACGCCTGGCCTTTCCATCCCGCTCGTCGTCGAGCTCGCGGTCGACCACGTCGCGGGATTTGCCTCGAACGCCCCTCGAGGCGTAGGCGCAGGCGTACATGACCATGTCGTGCGCATGGTCTTCGCCGCCCTCGCACGGCGCTTCCGGGTCGTGGGGGTCCGACTGGATCGTGGGAAGCGTGCTGATGCAGTACCGCATCGTGTTGAAGAAGACGACGCCCTTCGGTCGGCCCTCGACCTGGTTCTTGAGCCGCAGGATGAACAGCTGCGAGTTGTTCGCTCGCGACTTCTTGTTCGCCGACAGCCACGGCACTCCGGCACGCGCGAACATCTGCGCCTTCGACAGGCTCGTGTCGCCGCGCTGCTCCCAGAGCTGGGTGTCGGAGGGGCCGATGATGCGGGAGCGCTTCCCGGCCCACAGGCCCATGCTCCGCTCGATGTCCGCCACGCGCTCGGCGACCTTGTCGGCGTGCATGCCGCGGAACTTGAACTCGCGGATGCCGTACAGGGTCCCGTCGTGGTCCTCGGCGAACCAGCCGATCACCCCGTGGTGTTTGAAGCCCCAGTCCATGGCGCGAAAGACGGGCCAATCGCCCGGGATTTTGAACGGCTCGCAGATGTGGACGGCCTTCTGCCAGTCCTCGGCGTAGTGGCCGCCGATCGTCACGTACCAGTCGCCGTACAACATCGCCTGGCGGATGTGCGGGGGCTTGTCGAGCAACTGCTCTTCGTAGTTCGCGACGAAGTCGGGGTCGGGATTGTCGTAGAGCGTCGCGGGCAAGAACATGCGCGTGCGCTCGAACTTCTCGCCGTTCTTGCGCCGGAACTCCTTGGCGATGATCACGCGCCCGTTGGGGTTGGGCTCGACGAAGCGCTTGCGGACCCAGTGCGGGTCGTGCACCGAGTAGTTCTGTCCCTTCTCGCGCTTGCAGAAGGGGTTACTGCACGCGCGGATCTTGAGCATGTGCCGGAGCACGGGGTCGGCCGAGCGCAGGCGCGCGTTGATCTGGTGGTACTGCTCCTCGTTGAACTGGGTGAGCTCGTCGTAACCGAGGTGCGTGTACTGCTTCGACAGGTAGTTGCCCCAGTCGTCGTCGTACTGACAGTGCCCGAACTGGTAGCGGTAGCCCGAGCGGAAGCGCCACGTGTTGGTCTTCTTGTCGAACTCGCAGTCCGGGTCGACCAGGGGGAAGAACTTCTGCGCGCGCTCCATCGTCTCCTGGAGCATCGGGAACTCGCGGCGCAGATGAAGGGCCCAGCCCGTGCTCATGCCCTCGCGCATGCGGTAAGGGTGGTGCCTGTCCGAGATGCGCTGGTGCTCGGTGATCACCTGCTCCATCGGGTCGAACAGCAGCACCATCGACTTGCCGGGACCGGCGGAGCCCGCGCCGAGCAGCTCGTTCACACGGCTTGCGTGGAAGAGCTTGCCCCACTCGGAGGGGATGTAGCCTGGGACGAACTCGGTCATGCGTAATCCGCCTGGCAGTACGCAGTCATCTGCAGGAGCTCGGCGGCCGTCATGGCGCGCGACAGGGCCGCGTCGATGGCCCGATGGCCCGCGGTGCCGCCGGAGCCGCCCGGGTAGTTGGCGCGGTAGCCGATGAAGGTGTTCACCAGGTTCGACCGCACGCGCACGGTGCCCGAGCCCGAGCCGACGTTCACCCCGTTGAGGTAAAAGGTCGCGGTGCCGGCCGAGTACACGACCGCGAGCAGCTGCCACACGTTCAGCACGAGCGGCGTCGACAGCGCGACGTTGATGGTGGTGAGCGCGCCTGCACCGTCCCCGATCTGCAGGGCATGGGCCCCCGCTGCGCCGTACCCCACCAGGATGCGCGACGTGGGCGTGGCGTCCTGAAAGGCCATCCAACGGGTCGGCGTGCCTGACACGTTGACCGCGGACGGGCGCATGTACGTCAGGAGCGTGAAGTCGCCGGTGCCGTTCAGGGCGCCTGCCAGGGGCGCAGAGTTGATGGAGAGAGTGCGCACCAGAGAGTTGGTCTGCCCGAGCACCTGCTTGCCCGGGATGACGTTCGTGTTCAGCGCCATGCACTGCGCGGTCGTCGGCTGCGTGAACACGCGCGCTGCAATCAGCTCCGTGTAGCTGTTGCAGTAGCCGGTCATCGAGGCGACTTGCGGGCCGACGCCGATGCCCACCACCTCCGCCACGCCGGCTGGATTGACGTGGTCGGTCGAGACGCTGCTACCGCCGTTGGTCGTGAAGTCGCCGTTGTTGCCGGCGTTGACGTAGTTGCGGAGGCTGAGCGTCGCGCCGTGGTAGGCGACGGCGTCCACCCCGGGGGTGTTGCTACACCGCCAGGTCGTGCCGCTGACGGCGGTGATGCTGCGCGCCGCGCCGGTGGTGTTGTCCATCGTCTGGGGCAGGACCTGGACGGCGGTCTTGTAGCTGTTGAAGAACAGCATGCCCGCGAGAGCCAGCGGGTTGAACCCGGCTCCCTGCTGCATCAGCCAGCGCATCGTGCGGGCGGACTTCATACGGCGCAGCTCCCGCTCAGGAGCCAGGTGTTCGCCACGATCTTCTCGGCGAACACGAACTTGTTCTGCGCCGAGACCTTCGCGCCGTCGGGTGCCACGACGGTCACGCCCACCACACCGGAGATGGTCGGCTGGCCTGCGCCGCGCCACAGAAAGCGGATCACGGTGCCGACGGGGTACGGCACGGACGCATCCAAGGGCAAGAGGTGCGTGACGGCTGCGCCGTGCAGGCAGAGGATGGTCTTGAACTTGTCCTCGAACGCGAAGACGTGCGCCGCGGTCTCGGGGATGTACACGAGGTAGGGCGAGAGCTCGTCGTCGATGCCGAGCAGGTGGTTGGCGAGCAGGGGGAGCATCGCCACGTAGTTCACGGGCGAAAACAGGATGGCGATCAGCTCGCCCGCGAGCATGTCGTCCCCACCCGCCTCGTGCGTCTCCGCGTGTACCGCAACGGTCGTGTCGCCTGCGGCGTCGAGGATCGCCTGCCGCAGCTCACGCAGAAGCGGGATGATCTCCCGATTCAACGCCTCGACGACCGTCTCCTTCGTGAGGGGCTTCGGGCTAATCCCCAACATGGTTGCCCTCCAGACAGTCCACGATCACCCGGTAGAGCTCCGCACGCTTCGGGGGGTCCTTCGGGCCCTCCTCGAGCCACGCCTTGCGCTGCTTCTCGCTCAGCTCGTGCCAGCTCTTCTGCGCCTTGTGGTGCTCGCCCAGCGACTTCAGAAGCAACTGGTCCGCCGCGAACGCCACCTGCACCACCTGCACGTGCGAAACAGGCCGGTACGCCCGCTCGGGCATCCAGACCCGCTCGTCGTACTCCTGAAGCACCTCCTGGTTCACACGGTCCAGGCGCACGAGGTCCTTGCCGTCGCGGCGGACCAGATACCCAAGGTCAGCGGTGCGCGAGTGGCGCACGTAGATGCGGTGCCACGGTTCAGGGTCCCAATTGTCGGGGGTGCCTGCCATCACTCACCGTCCGTCTCGTAGACCTTCTGGAACTCAGGCATCGACTGCACGATCTGCACGTTGACCGCCAGAGGCCGAATCTCGCCCTTCGCGCCCGCCCGCGCCTTCAGGATGCCGATCGCCGTCTTCTGCGCGAGCTGCAAGCCCACCGGCGCCTCGCTCATCTTCATCAGCCCGTACTTCATGAGCCGGAAGAGCTTCTGCGGGTCCGGGTCGTCCTTGAAGCGCTCCAGGAACGCGCCATCCGGCGCCTCGAGCGACGGGTCGATGTCGGCGAACTTCATCGCGCCGCCGATCACCGTCAGCGCCTCCTCGAGCAGCTCGTCCTCGAGCCCCTTGATGTCCTCCTGGCGCTTGTCGAGTGTCTGCTCGTACGCACTGCGCACGTCTGCAGACACCGTCGTGACGCGGTGCGTCTGGGAGACCGGGACCAGCGGCGCGTCCTCGGCAAGCGCCTGAGCGACCTTCTTCACGCAGGCGGCTCCTCGTAGAAGGTCGAGCGCACCGCACAGTCCTTGGCCTCGAGAATCAGGCGCAGGATGTGGCCGAGGCGCGACTCGCGCAGGACCACGCTGTTGCCCTGGGCGATTTCACGCGCCGTCGCGAGCTTGAACATGGCCCAGCCGGTCTCGGTGTTCTGCTTGGGCAGCTGAAAAACGACCTCGCGCTGCTTGTCGATCATGGGACCGACCGTGTGCTCGAAGTCGAAGTCCGTGCAGCGCATGATGGCGTCGGCGAGCACGAAAAACCCCTCGCTCACCTCGCGCTGCTCCGGCGGCAGGTGTGCGAACCGGAAGAACTGCATCAGCTCGTGCATGTCAGCCTACCTTCGCGTCTTGAAACAGGGAGATCTGGGCGCCCGAACGCGCAACGAAGAGCAGGGCTTCGTCGTCGGTCAGGCAGCGCTTCTGCGTCACGACCAGGAACACGCCGCTGCGGTCTGCGTCGACCGCGAAGAAGTGCCGGTAGCCGAGCACGGTCTTCCAGCCGTCGTTGTAGAGCGACCCGCGCTTCACGAGCGCGTCCTGGATGACCTTCTGCGCGCCCGCACCGACGTTGTCCTTGTCGCGGCGCTTGTTCTCTTCGATCAGGAAGTAGTTGAAGTAGCCGGAGGCCGGGCAGTCGAAGCCCTGCTCGGTGCAGAGCCGGTCGATGATGTCGTGCCAGCGCTTCTTGACCTTGCTCCACTCGTTCGGGAGCTTCGCGGGCATGAAGGGCTGCGCGCGCATCGCGGGCGGCACGAAGACGTTGAGCTTCGCGTTGATGATGGTGTTGAGGTCGGGCAGACGGCCCGGGATCCACAACACGGCAGGTGCCTCGCTCATGCGCTCCTCCAAATGCCGTCTCTCCGAGCTGTCACGCCTATGTGCAGAGAGCGGCGTTCCCCTCCCGGGACAAATGGCAGTGCCCCGTTCAGCTTGCTTCGTCTTCGTCGTCCAGGCTGAAGCGGCGAAGCTCCCCGCCGGGCTCCTCGAGCAGCGCAGCGCGCTTCACTGCGCCCTTCACCTGCTTGTCCGCCGTCATCGCGTAGTCGTTCACGATGCCGAGCACACGACGACGCGAGGGCTTGTCGAGCAGCATCAGCTCCGTGTAGATGCGGCGCGCAATGAGCTGCTCACGGAAGAAGGGATCCATCTCCGCGAGCTTCTTGCTAGCCCTGCCGTTTTCCTTCGCCATGGCGCTCCCCAAAACAACGAAGCGGGCGGCCGGAGGGAGGCGCCAGTGGGTTAGGGGGGACAGGCGCCCTGGCAAGACCGGGGGTGTGGCTTGTCCGATCCGCCCGCTTCACGGGGGACCATGACACTGCTCCGTAACGAATGGCGACAAAAATCGCTTAGGGTCACGCGTCTTTTGCAGACTGCATCTTCACCCTTCGAGTGTCTTCACCCTCAAGGTTGATTACTGTGGTGTATTCCTCTTCGTCGATCGCCACGTCTTCGAACGCCTGAATACGCGTGTAAAGCACGTGTGCGCGCGCATCCGCAACGGTTCGCGCAGCCTTCATCCCCAGCACAATGCCGCGTGCGGAACTGATCGATTGCATCTCTCGCGCGACCCCAACCCTCTCCGCGCGGTCGTAGAGAATGGGCTCTTCGCGGCCCTCGCTCGCGAGTTCGAGCACGAGCTCGGGCACGCTGCGTACCACGTCGAGGAGCGACATCGCGGTCTTCAGGCGCGCGGAAGTGACGGCGAGATCGTGCTCTACGGCCTTCTTTTTCGAGGCCATCTCGCCAGCGACCTCCGTCACGGTGGTCAGCTTTTCCCGGTAACGGATCAACTCGCGCTGGGCCTCGAGCAGCTTGTCGTCCGAGGCGCGCTCACGGGCGCAGGCCTGGTTGCGCTCGGCCTCGAGCGAGGAGACCCGCTCGGCAACGCGCTCCTGTTCCCGCCGCTTGAGCCCGAACACATGGACCTCCCGAGCAGACGCTCCGGAGTCTACTTCCACTCCGGAACATCGTCGGGGTCAATGTCCATGGGGTGGCCGGGCGCCTCCGTGACCTTGCGCCGGTAGGCCTTCCTTCCGGCCAGCGACTTCTTGCGGCTCGTCTCGGCCGAGGCCAGGATGCGCGCCTCGAGCTGCGGGCTCTGGGCCCGGATCGGGCGACGGTGGAAGGTCGAGCCCGTCTTCTGGTCGTTCACCCAGATGCGTCCGGCCCCTGCCCGCGAGATGAACCCGTGCTTCACCAGCGAGGCGATCGCCTCCTGCACACCCATCCGCCCGAGCTTCAGCCGCTCCGCGGTCTCGCTCTGCGTGAAGTGCGCAATGCCGTCCATGCCGGCGTGCGTCGCAAAAAGCCAGAGAGCCCTCCGCGCGCCTCGCGAGAGCGAGTGGTACTGCTCAGCGCACTCGTCCTCGACGAAGAAAACCCGGGTCCTCTCCCCTCGTTCGTCCAACCCAACCTCTACTTCCAAGCCCATCGTGTAGAAAAACCCCACGACCCCGGCAAGGGATTTCTGACACACGTGGTCTGTGACAGGAAAGATTTTCACGCCGCACGTTTGGGGTGAACCAACTCCAGCCAGAGTCGCTACCTCAGCTTTTTATAGCCTGCATGTCTGATCCTACATGTGAAGAACCGTTACGCCGGATACCCATTTTACCCCGCTTTTTGCAGTGTTTTCCTAGGACGCTCTTAGATATACCGCTCTCCCTTCCATTTTGGAGACGGAGAGAAGAGAGGAGAGGAGAGCTGTGATCAACCCTGGAAATCCGCAGGGCCCCGGGCCCCGGCCCGTGGCCTATCCGAGTCGTGCTGGCGAGGTTGAGCTCGCGCATGTTGATCAGCTGCCGGCGGCTTCGCTTCGAGAGGCTGGGGATGGTGAGCTGACGCTGTTCGCGGATGAGCCGTTCTGTGCCGAGTTCTCCGTGAGGCCGCCAACACCGCCGGCCGTTCCTTGCAGTTGCAACGTGTGTGCGAAAGCGAGCGCTCCCCCTGTTCAGAGGGGGCGCGTGCCGCTCGCGGTATGCGAGAGCAGAAGGTTGAAGCGTGAGCGCAACCTACTCGGAGTAGGCAAAGGCTTGCTGAACCCCCGGAACGGATACCGGATCGGCGAAATCGCAGTGTTCCTGCGGTGTTCCCCGAAGGTCGTCGAGTCAGCCGCGAGGAGACTTCGGTCACTGCGGAAGCTCCCAGGGGACACCCGCTACGCGCCCCTCACCCGGGCCCAGACGAAGCGCGTGATCGAGCTGGTCCGAAGCCGGACTCGATAGCCCAGAAAAATTGCGAGCAGCGGTACCGCGGAACGCGGTCTCCCCCTCTCCCCTTGGGGTGCCGTGGGCTGGGGCCGGGTGGCTGGTGGGTGGGAGCGGAGAGAACGCGCGCGTGCGCGCGTGCGTGCACGTATGAGAGCAGACCGAGAGGCGAGCGAGAGGCGAGCGCTACGCGCGTGCGCGTGTGAGAGAGGCCCCCCGGGAAACGAGCAGACAGACCGGGGCCGGACCTCAGACTCTCGACTCTGAGTGTTGTCTACAGACAACGCTGCCTCTTGTCTGTCCCCAACACCCTCAGGTCTGGGTGACATTCTACGGCAGTCGTTGCCGCTTTTCGTCACCCCGACAATCCTGATCAGTCTCCAGCGCTTCACCCGATAGGGTGTTCTGCCACACCGCCAGATTTGTCAACACTCAGGTCCGGTCTGCAGTCTACCTTACTGTGTAAGAGGGCTTTTCGGCTGGCACGCGCCCTGCAATAGGCCCTTGTCGAGCGACGATGACACTGAGCGGGACGCGGCGAGATGCCGGCGACGCTCCAGGCGCTGGCCTCCGGGCCACCTCCTGCAAACACTCACCTCGGTAGGTGAGCACGACCCTTTGACAACCTGGCGACGTTCGCGACCACGGCAACGTGTGCAGGCCTCTCGGCTGCACAGCACGCCTCGCAACGCCAGCCGCTACACGCATCGGCGCACGCACACAACGGCGCGCCTTGCCTGCTAGCCCGCACGACCCTGCCCGACGATTGCTCCACGTGAAGCACGCACCGTAGCGGGACAGCGTGCGAGGCCATGGAGGTAACGACCATGACTGACCGCATCATCGCACTGAGCATCTCTCTCACGACCCTCACGAGCCTTGCAGGCTTCCTGGTGTCGCTGTGAGGCTCTATCACACGGCCATCGCGCTTCTGGACTCTGGCGATAGCGCCATGGTGCAGCTGGAAAACGATTACGACGAGAAAGACCGTGGGCAGCGTAGCCTGGTCTCCGCTCTCATCTGCAAGCGAGTGGCCGTCCACTCCAGCCACTCGGGCGTCAACGCGTTCGAGGGCGCCATCATCCGCGCTTCCGTGGACTGCGCTTTCTATCATCGCGGCCGCAAGTGACCCGCTAGCCCTCACGACTCACGAGTCGTGCGAGGCCATGAGGTGACACATGAGGTTTGGTCAAGAGAAGATTGATGCCGCAATCGCGCGCTTCCCTGCAACGTTCGGACTGCGCGGTTTCCCGGGCGAAACGTTCCGCCTTTCGCCGGATGCGTCCTACATGGCTGGCCCGTGCATGGCCCCCACGCACGTGATGCTCTACACGCAGCGCTTGCACAATGGCGAGTGGCTCGACTTTGCCAAAGGCACGGAAGAGGAACTGCGCGCGCAAGTGCGCTCCCTGTGACCCGCTAGCCCTCACGACTCACGTCGTGCGGCGCGCTGAGGTGACACAATGGATAGGTTCGATATCTGCGATGGGTTCTACGTGTTCGCGGTCCTCTGGCACTCTGGCCAGGGCAGCAAGGCATACGGCTACCTGAGTCGACTCGCGCGCATGGGATACAAGCCGGGCGCGAGCGCTGAGGCCTGCAAGCTCCAGAGCGAGGGCGCGCGCGCCGTCTACCGTGAGTTGTGCAAGGCGCATGGCTGCTGATGCATCGATTCGGGCGCACGACGCGTGTCGTGCTTCCGTGTGGAGGTATCG